ACGCAGGCGACGTTTGCCGCGCTGACCGCCACAGACCCGACGTGCGACGCCGCCGATCCGACGATCACCGCAGTTGATCCCGACGCGATAACTGCCGCTGATCCGACGGTCGCTGATCCGACTACCGAGGGCATTGACGGTGCGGAATGGGCTGCCGCTGACAGCGTTGTCAAAGCCGCGATTGAGGCAAACAACACCGCGATCAAGGCGGTTGAATCCGAGGTTGAAAAACTGATCGATGACGTTACCTCAATCCACACGCAACTCAAAGCCGCGATTGCCGACCTTGCGACGTTGCGCGACAGCGACAAGGCGATCATCGACGACGTGCAAGCCATCGAAACCAGCCTGGAGGCCGGGATTGATGACATCGGCACTCTGAAAACCGCCGCCAATGCCGCCAAAACGGATCTGGCCGCAGTCGTGACCGCGCTGGAAACTGCCGGCGCATTAACCTAAGTAAACCGGTCTGGCGATGCAGGACATTTCCCTACATACCGCCCGTGCAGAACCTCTTTCACCTGCATCGCCAGACCACCTTTTCAAACAGGAGGCAAAAAAATGCCATCGAATGTCAGCTTACAATTCAACACTTCTGGAACGCTGAATATCGAAAACGGCGTCCGGCAGAGTTCAGACAGCATGAACCTGCTCAAAGCATTCAGCGACGTGGACGCTGATCTGATTGTCGAGATTCCGGGAACTGGAGTTGGTGAAACCGTGGATTTGTCTGCTGTGACCAACCAGGCAGGCAATCTTGAAGCCTTTGACAGCATCAAGTCACTGGTAATCCACAACCGCGGCGAAACCAACGCTCTGACCGTTTCCGGCAGCTACTTCGGAACCACTGTTGCAATCAGCATTCCTGCTGGTGGGGCGCTGCTCCTGTTCCAACCGGACGGAGTGGACATTACCGAAGACACGAATGATGAAATCATCCTTGCATCCACTGATACGGACTACGAAGTCCGCATTATCGGAACAAAAGTGGTGGCTGAATAACCATGTTTGAAGCAGGCGAAAACCAACTCAAATCCTTGTTTGACCGGGTTTCCGACACCATTAGCTACTTCCGCGATGGGGCAGCAATGGCAGAGGGGATCAGGTCAAAAATCGGGACTACCCTGTTTCGGACGATGGACAGAGATGGTTATTCGATGGTTCAGCATTCACGCGATTTCATTGTCAAGACGGACGATTTGCCGATAACTCCAAAGGTCAGGGACACCATCGAATACAACGGAGCGCGCTACCAGGTCACAGCACCCGATAGCGAACCCTGCTGGATGTGGCATTCCAGACACAGCCGGAGTTTTATGCGAATCCACACGACGGAAACGGCCGCATTATGAGTTCAAAGTTTGAAACATACGCCAGCGACATTGCCGAAGCCATCAACGATCTAGAGGTGTCCGGCTTGCCGGAGGCTTTTGTCGATCTTCTGCCAAATGGGGATTTTGGCGAATACTCTGAACCCGCAGTTCGTGTCATGCCATCGGATTTCACCCGATCAAATGAAACAAAAACAATGCACCGTTACGAAGCGGCTTACAATGTCCTTTTCGTGACACCAGCGGACAAAACGGATTTGCCGAACCTGCTGCAAACCATCGATACGCTGGCAAGTGGCCTGCAAAGGTCGAGAGTGACCAGCGGGATCATTACCGGGGTTGAACACAGCCCGATTTTCGACCTCGACCAACTGAACCAAAACGGGCTGTTTGTTGCCGTTCTAAAAGTCAACATTTTAGCGATTGCACAATGACCGGAATCCATACCAAAATCAAGGTGAACACCGTCAAAACACGCCGCCGCTACAAACGCGCGGTAGTGAAATCGCTCGGTGGTGCTGCCGCGTATGTGATGAAAGTCGCAAAGCGCAAAATCAAACAGAGTGAAAAGCCATCAAAGAAAGGCCGTCCGCCGCATACCAGGCGCGGGGCTTTACGTCGTGCGATTGTCTTTGCCGTGAATGAAAACGGCGAATTTGCTCTTGTTGGACCGTCTGCCGATCTGTTTTCCAACATCGCCAAATATCACGAGTTTGGCGGGTTTCAAAAATTGAAAACAAAGCGTAGAAATTACAAAATCGGAAGTGGCGGGCCCGTTGACTCCCGCACCGGCAATGTCGTTTTTGCAAGGCTGAAAACACGTCAGCAAGTCGATAGGGCAAAAGCTCTTGATCTGGCAATCTTTCCTGATTCAAAGAAGCTGGTTAAATACGCCAAACGTCCATTCATGGCCCCTGCTTTGCATGGATCATTACACGCCATTACTGCTAATTTTAAGGCAGAACTTAACCGGGCATAAGCCCAAAAAGGAGAAGAAACAATGCTATACAAACTCGGTTTTGAACCCAAAATGTACATCGGCCCGGCTGGAAGTGCGCCGGCGACCGAAGCAAAGAACGTCAAGGACGTGACGGTCAATCTGGAATCCGCGGAAGTGGATGCCAGCAGCCGCCAGTCCGGTATTTTTAAATTCTACCTGCCCGGGCAGATTGATCCGTCGATCGAGTTCACCATGAATGCGGATGCGGACGACACCGTTCAGACGACCCTGCGGACGCAATGGCTGGCACGTGGTGCGGTTGCTGTCAAGGTCGAACTTGGCGACGGATATTTTTTCATGTCCGATTGCATCGTTACCAACTTTTCCAACGATCAGGCGCTTGAAGATGTTGTTGCCTACAGCGTCACTTTGCGCCCGACGATCACCAGTGAGGCATTCCTGCCGACAATCACCAACGCTTAAACGGCGATAAAGAAAGAGGTGCTTTATGAAATCTTTTAAGGATGCCAGCGGGCGAAGCTGGAACTTTTCTGTCAATGTCAAAACCTTGCGTCTGGTCAAGTCGGTAAACGGGATCACGCTTACTGACCTTGCTGGGCGCGATGGCGCGTCCCTTATTGAGCAGATTGCCAACGATCCGGTATTTCTTGGCGAGGTTATGGCAACGCTTTGCCTGCCGGAAAACCACACGAAAGAAGAGTCTGAAAAATTCATGGAAAATCTTTCCGGGGATTCCATTGAAGAAGCTGCAACCGTCCTGATGGATGAGATTGCGGATTTTTTCCCAAAAGCCCGCGCGGTTCTTCTGCGGAAAATCATAAGCATGGCGCGGGCGCAACAGGAAGCGGAGATCAAAAAGGCGACCGTGACGATGGACGACCCGGAATTTCAGAAAGGGCTGCTTTCCGCTATGAACGAATCATTGACACCTGCTACGACCTTGCAGGAATAACGGGAGTTGATCCGTCCGGTTTTACGTTGCGCGAACTGGATAAAATGTCTATGTCCCGTTTGCGTTCCGAATGGGATCAGACTTCCAGCTTACAGGCAACGCTTCTGAACATTAACCGGCCAAAGGGTAAGCAACCGGTAAAGCCAGCGGCATTAAATCCCTACAGGTCAGCCGGGAAAAATGCCGAAACGATCAATAAGCAAGACGCGCTCGGCCTGTTTAAAGGGCTTGTGAATGCGATGGTGAAATAGATGCCGGCTGGCAGCGAGACCCCGCTGGCTGGCATTTTGCATTAAGGAGTAATAAACATGAGCATCAGAGGCATTCAGGCAGGTATGGCCTATGTCAAGATCAACGCGGATAGCCGCGGCCTTGACAAATCTTTGAAATCGATCGAGGGCAAGATGCAGTCCTTTGGATCGAGCCTTGCCAGAATTGGCGCGCCCCTGGCGGGGTTTGGTGCTGCACTGGCAATCCCATTTACTCACGCCTTACGCGGTTTTGCAAAATTTGACGAGAAAATGCGGCTTGTTGCCGCCGTGTCTGGTGCTGCTGGAAATGCCTTTGAAAAATTGACACAGCAGGCAAAGGAACTTGGACGTACCACCAGCTATACAGCTACGCAGGTTGCAGAGGGCATGGTTTCACTTGGGCGCATGGGGTTTTCTACGGACGAGATTGAAAAATCCATTCAGTCCATTCTGAACCTTGACAAGTCAACTGGAATGGAAAACCTCGGACAGTCCGCGCAGATTGCCGGCAATGCGTTACGGATATTCCAGATGCAAGCCAGTGAAATGCCCTATGTCGTTGACATTCTTTCTATGACTGCGAATAAATCCGCACAGACGCTTGAGGACTTGGGCGAAGCGTTCAAAATGGCTGGCCCATTTGCAGCGCGGGCAGGGGCGGACATTAAAGAAACTGCCGCGAATCTTGGCATATTGGCGAATATGGGTATCAGGGGAAGCCTTGCCGGGACCGCACTTGGCAAGAGTTATAAGCGGATGGCCGACCCAAAAGTCCGGGAGTTTCTCAAAGGCTATGGAATAGATACCGTTGACGCAAACGAGAATCTTCTGGATATGCGGAAGATATTAGGTGAAGTCGCTCGTGCAATGTCCACAATGGGAAGCGCGGCGCGGATCTCTTTTGCAGAAGAAATCTTTGACGCAAGGGGCAGTCTTGGTGGTGGCACGTTGTCTATCAACACAACCGCGATTGATGAACTGAACGAGGCTCTTGACAAGGCGACTGGCTATGCAGGCAAGGTTGCAAAGTCGATGGATGCAGGTTTGCAGGGGGCGTTTTACCGGCTTATGTCTGCCGTTGAGGGCGCGGAAAATGCCTTTGCCTCTGCTATTAATAATTCGCTTGTTCCGTTCGTGGAATGGATTTCTCGAAACATCACCGAAATGTCGGAATGGATCGAGAAAAACGCAGGGCTTGTAACCGAACTTACAAAGCTGGTTGCCACCGCATCGGCAGTCGGAGCTATATTACTGGCAACCGGGTTGACGATCAAAGCAACCGGCGCCGGGTTTGGGGTTTTACGCGACACGCTGAAATCCGTTGCCAGCCCATTTATGAAAGTTGCAAAAGCGGCCCAGGCACAAGCATCCGCAAACGTGGCCTTTGTTGCATCAGGAAAAGCAGCCGTTACCGTTGAACAGGCAAAGGCCGCTGCATCCGTGGC